AAGTTAGCGCATATACTGCAAATATTAGACCAAATGAAGGTGATCTTATATACTTTCCACTAAATAAGAAGTGTTTTCAGGTCAAGTTTGTTAATAAGTTTGAGATGTTTTATCAGCTTGGTGGTCTACAGACATGGGAAATGACATGTGAACTATTTGAGTATTCTAACGAAACATTCAACACTGGTATAGCAGAGATCGATGCTATACAAGTTAAGTTTGATACTAATATTATGGCGTGGTCGGTACTCACAGAAACTGGAGATGCTCTTCTAACTGAAGATGATGACTATCTGGTATCTGAGAAATATGATATAGAGACAATCGATGCTACCGCAGAAAATACAGCTATTCAAGATGAGTCAGCCACATTCATTGATTTCTCTGAGTCTGATCCATTCAGTGAAGGCGATGGACTCTGACGGTAACACTTTGTATATTAACAGGCAATAATCAATGAGTATACTTGGAAATCCTCCGTGGTATTTTTCTACGACTAGAAAATATATTACCATGTTTGGGCGCATATTTTCGCATATACAAATTACCAGAACAATATCGAGTAATAGAACACAGCTTATTACAGTTCCATTGACATATGCTGCAAAAGAAAAGATGCTCACACGTGTTTCGGCCGATTCAAGTATCGATAAGCAAGCAGCAATTATATTGCCAATGATGTCATTTGAAATGTCTGGAATTCGTTATGATGGAAGTAGAAAACTTCCGACCGTGAATAGATATGCTGGTATAAGTACTGATAAAAATAAACTAGAATATCAATATAATCCAGTTCCTTATAATCTGGATATGAAATTGTATGTATATGTAAAGAATAATGAAGATGGTACTAAAATTATTGAACAGATTCTACCATTCTTTACGCCAGATTGGACAGTTACGGCAGAATTAGTTCCAGAACTTGGCATTAAACCAGATATTCCAATCATTCTAAATGATGTAACTTTCGAGGATACATATGATGGTGATTTCAAGGAAAGAAGAGCTATTATTTGGACTCTTGATTTTACGATAAAGGGATATTTCTATGGTCCAGTACGTAAAGCTGCGATTATCAAGTTTGCCAATACAACTTTCTATATACCTACCACAAATACTGTCGCAGAAGGTATTGGTATAACCGATCCGGCCGCGCGTGTTACTATACAACCAGGTTTGACAGTAACAGGTGATCCAACATCAAATGTCTCTCTTACTATACCATATGCAGATATTGAAGCGACAGATGACTATGGATTTGTTGAAGTAATTACAGATTTAATTAGCGAAGAAAATATTACATAATGACCAATAATTCAAATACTGATCCTATATCTGCAGCAATGAATATGACACCTATTATTCCAGGTGATCAGCCAAATCAAGTAATGAAACTGATGGGCGACATCTTTGATGATTCAGCTAAAACTGATTTCACGACTGCTAGAAATAACATTCTAGATTTAATCAATGCTGGTAAAATGTCGCTTGATAATTTAGTCAGTCTTGCTTCTCAAGCACAACATCCACGCATGTATGAAGTACTCGCTGGTCTCATTAAGACACTTGTAGATGCAAATAAAGATCTTCTAGAAATTCAAAGTAAAATTAGAGAAATACATAGTGCAGATACTCCTCAAAATAATACTGATGGCAATATTATTAACAACAATCTATTTGTTGGGTCAACTCATGAACTGCAGCGCATGTTAAAGACACTCAGTGGCAAAAATAAAAATATAGAATTAGAGTAAATGGACAATATTAAATCATATCAAGGTAATCCTAATCTAAAACGTGCAGATCAAAAAATAGAATGGGATGAGAACACAGTCAAGGAATTGATAAAATGTTCTCAAGATCCGGTTTATTTTGCTGAGACATACATGAAAATTGTATCACTCGACGAAGGTCTCATTAATTTTGCGCTGCGTGACTATCAAAAAGACATGATCAGGGCAATGAAAGATAATCGCTACTGTGCATTTAATCTTTCACGTCAAAGTGGTAAATCAATTACAGTTTGCGCTTTTCTTCTATGGTATATTATATTCAATGAATCTAAGGAAGTAGCAATTCTTGCCAACAAAGGTGATACTGCACGTGAAATTCTGTCTAGAATTCAACTTGCATATCAGTATCTACCAAAGTGGTTGCAGCAAGGAACAGTGGTCTGGAATAAAGGATCATTTGAATTAGAAAATGGTTCTAAGATTATAGCTGCAGCTACAACATCAGATAACGTTCGTGGACATTCTATTTCAATTTGCTATCTAGACGAGTGCGCTTTCATCGATAATTATGATGAATTCTTTGCATCAGTATTTCCAACAATCTCGTCAGGTTCTGATACGAAGATTCTAATGACTTCAACACCACGCGGCCTAAATCATTTTTATAAGACAGTCAAGCTCGGTAAAGAAGGTAAAAATGGATTTCATGTTATTGAAGTGCCATGGCATAGAGTACCTGGACGCGATGATAACTGGAAGATAAAAACTCTCGAAGCGCTGAATGGTGATACAGAGAAGTTTGACCAAGAGTTTAATATTCAATTCCTTGGTTCATCTGGCACACTTATTTCTGGTTGGAAACTTCAGGAACTAGTTGAGCAAAAGCCAATCATGAAAAATGAAGATGGTCTGTGTCAGTATAAATTACCAATAAAAGATCATCAGTACGTACTTATTGCTGATGTTGCTAGAGGTAAAGGTCTAGACTATTCAGCTTTTTCTATAATTGATATTACATCAATGCCGTATGAACAAGTATGTACATTCAAGAGTAATAATATATTGGTAGCTGATTATGCTGAAGTTATTCTACAGACTGCTACATTATATTCTTTGGCACACGTTCTAGTAGAAATTAATGATATAGGTGAACAAGCTGCATGGACTCTTCAGCATGATTTTGAATATGATAACCTATTTCTAACCGAGGCTGGTGGTCCCCGTGGAAAGAAATTAACTGCTGGTTTTGGTGGTTCTAGCAAAGATCTTGGTATCAGAACTACAAAGCCTGTCAAGTCTGCTGGTTGTTCAATGCTTAAGATGCTTATAGAACAGAATCAGCTAATAGTAAATGATGCTGCAACCATATCTGAACTTACTACTTTCTCAAAGAAAAATAATAGTTATGAGGCCGAATCTGGTGCAAATGATGATCTAGTAATGGGTCTTGTACTCTTTGGCTGGATGACTAATCAGCAATATTTTAAAGATTTAAACAACATAAATACTTTAATAGAAATGCGAGAAAAGACCAAAGAAGAAGTCAGTGATGACATGCTCCCATTCGGATTTATCAATGATGGTCATGAAGATTCCGAAATTATCACAGCGGATGGTGAGCATTGGATCTTTGTAGAAAACGATAACCTATAAATAATGAAAGAATAATGAAAATGAAAATTTCTGATCAAGGAGAATAACAAATGCCATTCCAGCTTAGCCCTGGCGTTAACGTTAGCGAGATTGACCTAACAACTGTAGTTCCAGCCGTATCAACCTCTGTCGGAGCAATTGCGGGTGTATTTGGTTGGGGTCCGGTAGGAGAAAAAGTTGTTGTAGACAGAGAGTCAATCCTGATCAGCCGATTTGGTAAGCCAACTAATTTAAATGCAGAAACATGGTTTACTGCATCGAATTTCTTAAGTTATTCAAATCAGCTTATTACAGTACGTACTGCAAATACATCTGGTGCTACTCCTACTCTTGGATTTACTGCTGTTTCATCCAATAACGTCTTGATTGGTGATACCAATCCAGTTACAGCTGGTATTGTAGCTGGCATGTATGTATCACAGACAAATTCTACAGCAACTGCTGCTGGTAACAATGTATTAGTTTCATCGGTAAATTCTTCAGCGATTGTTCTATCACAGAATTCCGTATCAAATACAACAGTAACTCTTTACTTTGCATATCCAAATACATCGTATTCTGCTCTCGGAATTATACCTGGCACATTCGTTGCTAATCTATCTGGTCAAATCGTAAAAAACAGTGATGCATATACTGCACTTGATGGCACTTTCGATACAGACGTAATGTTTTTAGCAAAATTTCCAGGTGGTATCGGTAATTCACTTCGTGTATCAACTTGCGGATCTGCTAATGCATATGCATCTAATGTTTCTATTGCAAACTCAACATGGTCACCTGCACTAACACTTAGCATTGGATCAAATACAGCTACTATTACAGCTAATGCTGGTGGAGTAGCTAATACAACATCCAATACACTATTAACTAACTTTGGTGCTAATCTATCGGTTGGCGATGTACTGTTGATTGGTAATGCGTCAATTGGTACTCAGTATATTAAGATTACATCTATTGGCAACACAGTAAGCACTGCGACAAATTCAATCCTATCAATCAGTCTAGAAGATACATATCGTCTTTCGGTTGATTATAGTACTGTAACTAATGGCAATACAATTCAACGTTATTGGGAATATTTCAATGTTGTCGATGTTGCGCCTGGACAATCAAATTATGTAAAGAACTTTGGTAATACTTCAGCGAATGATGAGGTACATGTAGTTGTATCGGATGCTGGTGGATTATTTACTGGAGTACCAGGAACTATTCTTGAAGTATACAAGGGTCTTTCTCGTGCAACAGATGCAAAGGGAACTGATACATCGACTAATTATTATAAGAATGTAATTAATGATCAGTCACAATATATTTGGTGGGCAACTGATCGTAGCGGTTCACCATCAGCAAATGCAATGAATGTTGCTTCATCTACAAATGGAACACCTCTTAGACTCCAGTTTATACTTGGATCAGATGGTCATACCGAAGCGACTGTACCACTTTCGGTAGTTTCTCAGGGATATGATTTATTTGGTTCAGCTGAAAATGTTGATGTATCAATTGTAATGCAAGGAAGAGGTATCGGCGGATCGACTATATCTGGTGGCCAGACCGTTACAAACTTTCAGCTAGCAAACTACATCATTGATAATATTACTGGTCGACGCAAAGATTGCGTCGCTGTTATCTCACCAGATAAATCAACCGTTGTAAATAATATCGGTTCAGAAGCAACCTCGTTAGTTAACTGGAGAAATGCTCTGCACGATACATCATATGCTATCTTAGATTCCGGATATAAATATCAGTATGATCGTCATAATGATATCTATCGCTGGATTCCACTCAATGGCGATATTGCAGGCCTCTGTGCACGTACAGACCAGACAAATGATGCATGGTGGTCACCTGCTGGCTTCAATCGTGGACAGATCAAGAATCTAGTAAAACTAGCATTTAATCCAACCAAGACCGATCGTGATATTCTTTATAAGAATGCTATTAATCCAGTTGTATCATTCCCTGGTCAGGGAGTTGTACTGTATGGTGATAAGACATTGCAAGCAAAGCCATCAGCATTTGACAGAATTAATGTAAGACGTCTCTTTATTGTTCTTGAGAAAGCAATTGCTATAGCTGCTAAATATTCTCTGTTCGAGTTTAATGATGCATTTACTCGTAGACAGTTTGTTAATCTTGTAACTCCGTATCTAAGAGATGTGCAAGGTCGTCGTGGTATCTATGACTTCAAGGTGGTCTGTGATGACACGAATAATACTGCGCAAGTTATCGATACAAATAACTTTGTTGGCGATATCTATATTAAGCCGGCGCGCTCGATTAACTTCATTCAGCTTAACTTCGTTGCTGTTGGTACCGGTGTACAGTTTTCTGAAGTCATCGGATCTACTACATAATCATTGAAGCGTCATGAACTTGAACGACTAAATAAGAGAAAGAATAAGGAGTACATCGATGGCTTTCAATATTGATGAATTTAAAACTAGAGGCTTACAGTACGGTGGCGCTCGACCTGCATTGTTTAGTGTAGCAGTGAGTCCACCACCTGTAATCGGAATTGATCTAACATCTGCTAGCAAATTCGAATTTACAGCACGAGCTACAACATTACCTGAATCAAGTATTGATTCGATTCAAGTACCTTACTTTGGTCGTAAGATTAAAGTAGCTGGTGATAGAACATTTGCTGATTGGCGTGTAACGGTAATGAATGATGAAGATTTTGGTGTTCGCGCCATGTTTGAAAAGTGGTCGAATGCAATGAATCGACACATTAATAATACTCGTCAAGCTGAACTAAATGTCGAGAATTATAAAGCTACAATGAATGTGATTCAGTATTCAAAAGATGGATCTGTCCTCCGCGAATACGAGATTATCGGAGCATTTCCAACAGCTATTGATGCAATTGATCTAGACTGGGATTCAACAAATGCTATTCAGACATTCAATGTAGGATTTGCGTATGACTACTGGATTCCATTAGTAGAATTGTCTGGTAAGATTGCCGGTGGTATTAATCAGTATTCTGGCAATCTATAATCAGTATATAACTATCTTATAGTATTTTGGCGAAACTATAATCGCCTATTTGGAGAGAAGTAAATGGCTTCACTGTTCGGGTTTGAATTCCGAAAGATTAAACCAGACGAAATAGAGCCGTCGTCGTTTGTTACTAAAGAAACAGACGACGGCGCTTTAACTATTTCCGCTGCTGCAGCGTATGGTACTTATGTAGATCTAGATGGTACAGTACGTACTGAAGCCGAATTGGTTACTAAGTACAGAGAAATGTCACTACAGCCTGAAGTAGATGCGGCCGTTGATGAAATCATTAATGAAATGATGGATACTGCCGAGCCAAAAATTGTATCAATTGAACTAGACCAAATTGATAATTTAAATGAGACAGTAAAAAAAGCAATTCAAAAAGAATTTGAAAACTGTCTATCTTTATTAGATTTTAATAGACGCGCATATGAAATTGCCAGACGTTGGTATATTGATGGTAGATTATATTATCATGCAATGATTGATACCAAGAATCCTTCGGATGGATTAAAAGAAATCAGATATATTGATCCACGTAAGATTCGCAAAGTAAGAGAAATTGCAAAGAAACCACTTGCTGATAAAGCAGTTGATATGCAAGTTGTACTTCCAGTTACAAAGAATGAATATTATCTCTATAATGAGCGTGGTTTTAACTATGGTAATAAAGTTGTAGGACCAACCACGACTAGTCTGAAGATTGCAAAAGATTCCATTGTTCATGTAGTATCTGGACTTACAGACACACAGGGAACAATGGTTCTCTCATATCTTCACAAAGGAATTAAAGCTCTAAATCAGCTTAGAGTACTTGAAGATTCACTAGTAATTTATCGTCTAGCACGTGCTCCTGAACGTCGTATTTGGTATATCGACGTCGGTAATCTTCCAAAGATGAAAGCTGAGCAATACGTACGTGATATCATGGTTAAGCATAAGAACAGACTTATCTATGATGGCAATACTGGTGAAGTACGTGATGATCGTAAATTCATGACAATGCTTGAAGACTTTTGGCTGCCAAGACGAGAAGGCGGCCGCGGCACTGAAGTGACTACACTTCCTGGTGGCCAGTCTCTAGGTGAAATGGATGATGTACTATATTTTCAGAAGAAATTATATCAAACTCTGAACGTTCCAGTAAATCGGCTTAATTCAGATGCTTTATTTTCGCTCGGTAGAGCTACTGAAGTCACACGCGATGAACTGAAGTTTGCTAGATTTATTACACGTATGCGTGGTAGATTTTCTGCTCTTTTCCTCAATCTTCTTGAGAAACAAGTTGTACTGAAGCAGATTATGACAATCGAAGATTGGAAACTTATACATGCAAAAATCAAGTTTGATTTTGCAAAAGACAATTATTTCGAAGAACTAAAAATGTCTGAAGTACTTGAGAATCGTGTTAATCTACTAACTCTTATGGAAGGTGCACAAGCAATTGGTACTTATTATTCCAGAGATTGGGTTAGAAAGAATGTATTAAAGCAGACAGAAGACGATATTGATGAGCAAGATAAACAGATTCAAGAAGAAATGCCTGATGAACAAAATCAGGACCAAAATAATTTAGCTGGTATGCCAGGACAAGATCAATTTTCAGACACTCAGCAAATGCCACCAGGTGGTGCACCGAGTAAAGCCACTGATAAAGATGATGAGAAATTAACAAGGGTACGTAAAGCAAAAGTTAGATATGATATGCTAATGCGTAAGGCAAATAAATCTCTACAAGATGAATCTGAATTAAAAAGAGTTTCACAAGTTATCGCTAAGAATAAAGGCATAGTATAAATTTTATGGAGAATGTGTGATGGAATCTGACCTAAATAATTTGTTAAAGACTAGTAATGATGCGAAACCAGTTGAGTTTCAGGCAAATTTAAATGATATATTAGGTCAGCGAGTAGCTGCAGCATTAGATCGTCAAAAGCAAGAAATGGCACAGCGTCTATTTGTTCCTAATGAAGATTCTGCTGAGATTGAGAATGAAATAAATAGCGATGAAACAAATTCATCCGAAGATACTGATACCGAGGAAAACGATAATGGCTAAGACTCTTAAGCAGATTCTAGACGGAGTAAAGTCTTCGACGATCAAGAGTAAGGATATACTCGGGGATGATCCTGACATTGACTATAGTCCAAAGTCAGGTAATGAACGCAAGTTTGCTGATAAGCATAAAATTGAAAAGCATGCCAGTAGAGTTGGCAATACTGATAAGCTATTTCAAGCAACCAATATTGATTATGCAATTAGCAAAGAAACTCGCCATGGTCATCTAAGAGGTGATGATGCAAAAGTCTATGAAGATGCTGAATGCAATATGACCGGCGCCGGTAAGTCATGCAAAATTCATGGTATGAAAGATTGCTCTAAAGAAAAGCCAGTAAAAGAAGATATTGACGAGGGATACGAAATTACTGAAGGTAGAATTGTCGATACAAAGCACGTAATGAATAGTCGTGGTGGTGAAGACCGCTATGAATTGCATCATTCAGGTACTGGCACTGGTTGGCATTCGATTATCAAAACACATCAAGATGGTAATGATCTTCATGCTATGCACGGATTTCATAATGTAGTGCATGTTGGTTCAGAAAAACATATTAAAAATAAGTGGAAGGGTATTAAGCATGCTAATTCCGCATATGTTAATTCTGCCGCTGAACCTGTTAAGGAAGAGGCCATTGATGAAATTTCTAGTGGTCTAGCATCGCGTTATCTTAATAAGACAAAACCAGAATATAGTTCTCCAGCTGAAGTTGAAAAGCGTAAAGAAGGTAGAGCATTAGCTCTTAAAAAGAAGTGGGGCGATAAGAATTTTGGTACAACAGAACCAAGAGTAAAGACTACTGAAGAAGTTGAACAGGTTGATGAAATTTTAATTCAGCAGTATATTTCTGGACCAAAAAATAAAAGTGCGCAAGTTCATAAGAATATGAACACTGATAACTTTTCTGTTAAAAAGATAACAGATGGTACAGTTGTCGGTATTTCAAATCATCATGATGTCTCCGCGGCTCATGCTGCTGCAAAGAAGCATATGAGCGAGGGTTATAGCAATGATCTATCACGTGGTCTATCTACAAGTTCGCTTATTAAAAAGAACACGGGACACAAGGTGCATTTCAATACCAAAAGCCAGATGATCCACACTGATTCCAACAAGGTAATTACTCAGAACGCTGATAACCACTCTGTTCCAGAGCTAATTCAGCACGCCAAAAACTTTAAGGAAGAAGTCGAACTAGATGAAGCAATGAAGTGGGATAAGAAGAGCCATGCATCATTGCCAGCTATGGATCAACCTAGCATTAAGGCACATAAAGAAGCAGCTAATTGGCACAGAGAGAATTATGAAGATAGTTCGGCAGATGCAAAGTCAAAGCAGTATCACAAGAAAAGAATGCTGCATCACACCACTCAAGCTGATGCTATGAAGAATGCGACTACTAAAGAAGAAGTTGAACAGATTGACGAAAAGAAAAGATCAAGGAATATTCTAGTTACAATGAAGGGTGAAAAGGGTGCTGGTGGTGTTAAGCGCATCAGACAATCCGAATATGATCCTAAGAAGCATGACCTGGCTGAACGTGAAATGACAGATGCTGAGATGCAAAAGCGTGAAGATATTGTTAAGGGCATGAAGAAAAAGCTTAGTGACTTCCGTGCTCGCTATGGTAAGCGTGCTAAAGATGTAATGTACGCAACTGCTACAAAAACTGCTATGAAAGAAGATATTGCACAACCATTAATTGGTGCAAACGTTCCACATGGAAATTCCGATGAAGCAGTTGATATGGTAAAAGCTGAACTTCGCGCACTTGCAAATAAAGCTATGCATCTTGTAATGCAAATGCCAGAGGGAATGAATGTTGAACCATGGGTGCAATCAAAGATTGCACAAGCAAAAGAAATGGTATCA